TAGAACTTGTTAACGATGTGTTAGTGCGCTTGCGTGAAAGCACAGTATCTACTGTTGGCGAAACAACCTATTCTTCTTTGATTGGCAAGTTTGTCAATGATGCAAAGCGTCAGATTGAGGATTCCTATAATTGGAATGTCTTAGGACAAACAATCACAGTTACTACTACTTCTGGTACAAGCTCCTATGCGTTGACGGGTGCGGGTCAGAAGTTTCGTATCAATGACGCTATTAACACTACCAGTGTTATAACTTTAGACAACACCACTGTTGCGGACATGAACCGCAAGCTCAACTTTGGTACACCTTCACAGTCTATTCCTTCAGAGTTTTGCTTTAGTGGTGTAGATGGCAGTGGCGACACAAAGGTTGATTTGTTTCCTGTTCCTGATGGCGTATATACATTGAAGTTTGATGTAACTATCCCACAAGCAAATCTAAGTTCCGATTCAACATCTGTAAAAGTTCTTGATTACTTGGTGACTCAAAGTGCTTATGCTCGTGCTTTGATTGAGCGTGGTGAAGATGGTGGAACAAACTCTTCTGAGGCTTATGCCTTGTTTAGAGGAATGCTCTCTGATGCCATTGCATTGGAGTCCACTCGTTATCCTGAAGACAACTTTGTGGCGGTCTAATGGCAGCACAACTCCAAAGTTACAGTCTCTCAGCACCAGGCTTTTATGGCCTGAATACTGAAGACTCTCCCCTTGATTTAGGGGCTGGCTTTGCTTTGGTTGCGACTAACTGCATCTTGGATCAGTATGGTCGTATTGGTGCTAGAAAAGGTTGGTCAAGGGTTAATCCCTCCTCTGGCAATCTAGGTGCTAATGACGTTGGTGTAATCCATGAATTAGTCCAGACTGACGGAACTCTTACAGTTCTATTTGCGGGCAACAATAAGATATTCAAACTTGGCACTTCTAATGCGGTGACTGAGTTGACCTATGGTGGTGGCGGTACTGCTCCTACTATCACGGCATCTAATTGGCAAACTGCATCCTTGAATGGCATTGCATACTTCTTTCAAACAGGTCACGATCCTCTGATTTATGACCCCGCAGTAAGTACAACTACTTATCGCAGAGTCTCAGAGAAGTCGGGTTATGTGGCTACTGTTCCTCAAGCCAACATTGCTATTTCGGCATTTGGTCGCCTATGGGTGGCTAATACGTCTACTGACAAAGTAACTGTTACCTTTTCTGATCTGATTGCAGGTCATGTATGGGGGGGTGGTACTTCAGGCTCATTAGATGTTTCTCGTGTATGGCCTAATGGTGCTGATGAAATTATGGGTTTGGCAGCGCACAATGACTTCTTGTTTATCTTTGGTAAACGACAGATTCTTGTGTATTCTGGTGCTTCTACACCCGCATCTTTAGTTCTGAGCGACACAATTGGCTCTATCGGATGTATTGCAAGAGATACGATTCAAAGCGTTGGCTCTGATGTTATTTTCTTGTCAGACTCAGGTGTTCGTTCACTGATGAGGACTATCCAAGAGAAGTCTGCACCCCTAAGAGACCTATCTAAGAATGTGCGTTTTGACCTGAATTCATCATTGGCAAGCGAAACATTGGCTAATCTGAAGTCTGTTTACTCAGAAAAAGAAGCCTTTTATCTGCTTGTTTTACCCGCTACTTTCCAAGTTTACTGTTTCGATACCAAGCAATCCTTGCAAGATGGAGCTTCCCGTGTAACAAAATGGGACTCAATTGCTCCTACATCATTACGTTCTTTGCGTAATGGCGATTTGTACATTGGTAAGAATGGGTATATCGGTAAGTATGGAACTTATCTTGATGACGCAACAACGTACCGATTTGCGTACTACACAAACAATGCCGACTTGGGAAACCCTAATCAGATTTCTATTTTGAAGTCTGTAACTGCTATTGTGATTGGTGGCTCAAATCAGTTTTTGTCTATCAATTGGGGCTTTGACTACTCAGGTTCTTATCGTGCTGAGAACATCTACATCCCTGCTCAAACAAGTTATGAGTATGGTACGGCTGAGTACAACATTGCTGAATACACAAGCGGTGTTCCAATTAAGACTTTAACTGCTAATGCTTCAGGTGCAGGAAAGATTGTCCAGACTGGATATGAGACTACGATAAATGGAACATCGTTTTCTCTACAAAAGATTGAAATTCAAGCCAAAGATGGCAAAATAGGGTAAGAGGTAAACTATGTCAAATTACACCAAAACTACTAACTTTGCATCAAAAGATAACCTATCACCAGGCAATCCTTTAAAGATTGTTAAGGGTACTGAAATTGATACAGAGTTTAACAATATTCAAACTGCTGTTGGCACTAAAACAGACAATGCTTCTGCCGCAATTACTGGCGGTACAATTACTGGTATTACTGATTTAGCGGTTGCTGATGGCGGTACAGGTGCTTCTACGGCTACTGCTGCTCTGAACAACCTCTTGCCTACTCAAACAGGTAACGCAAACAAGTATCTCCAAACTGATGGCACTAATGCTACATGGGATGCAGTAAGTCTTTCTACTGCTGACATTACTGGTACTTTGCCCGTGGCAAATGGTGGTACTGGTGTAACTAGCTCTACTGGCACAGGCTCTGTTGTTCTGTCAAACAGTCCTACTTTGGTGACTCCCGCATTGGGAACTCCTGCTTCTGGTACGGCAACTAACCTAACTGGTTTGCCTCTAACTACTGGTGTGACAGGCACTTTGCCCGTGGCTAATGGCGGTACAGGTATTACATCCTTGGGTACTGGTGTAGCTACTTTCTTGGGTACACCATCATCTGCTAACTTGGCTTCTGCCGTAACTGATGAAACAGGTTCAGGTGCTTTGGTGTTTGCCAATAGCCCAACTTTAGTTACCCCCGCCCTTGGCACTCCATCCGCTTTGGTTGGCACAAACATCACAGGAACTGCCTCTGGTTTAACAGCAGGTAACGTCACAACTAACGCTAACCTAACAGGTGCAGTCACTTCTGTTGGCAATGCAACATCTTTGGGTTCATTTAGCTCCTCCAACCTTGCAGGTGCTTTGACAGATGAAACAGGATCAGGATCAGCAGTATTTGCTACTTCACCTACTTTGGTGACTCCTATCTTGGGGACACCAACAAGTGCCACATTGACCAATGCAACTGGTTTGCCTTTGTCTACAGGTGTAACAGGGACTCTACCTGTCGCTAATGGCGGTACAGGACAGACCTCTTACACAGATGGTCAACTGTTGATTGGCAATAGCACAGGCAATACGCTAACCAAAGCTACATTGACTCAAGGTACAGGCATTACGATTACCAATGGCAATGGAACAATCACCATTGCGGCTTCTGGTGGTGGCGGATCAGGCGATGTTGTTGGCCCTGCATCTTCTACAGACAATGCCTTTGCTCGTTTTGATAGCACAACAGGTAAGTTGTTACAGAACTCTACTGGTGCAACATTGAGTGATACTGGTGCTGCTGTGTTTACAGGTGCATTAGATGTTCTTGGAAACTCAACTGTTGGCTCTAATCTGAAGCTGTATGAAGATACAGATAATGGTACAAACTATGTTTCATTTAAAGCACCAGATACGATTGCTGCTAATGTAACTTGGACACTCCCAAGTGCTGATGGCACAAGCGGTCAAGCGTTGTCCACTAATGGCACAGGAACATTGGCATTCTCTAGCTTTGCAACATTGGTTTCAAACACGTTTACAGGCAGTCAGACGCTTTCTGCTGGCACAGCCAACGGAGTAACCTATCTCAATGGTTCAAAGGTTCTGACAAGTGGCTCTGCGCTAGTATTTGATGGGACAAGTTTGGGTGTGGGAGTTGCATCACCTACTAAAAAATTAGACATTCTTTCTAACACTTCTCAGGATGGTATTCGTATTAGTGGGTCAGCCAACCCACGACTTACTATTATTGATACAACAACGCCTGTTCAGTTTGATGCGCTTTGCACAGACACAGAGGCCGTTCTCAGGACGGACACAAACCATCCACTAGTGTTTAGCACTAACGGCACAGAGCGTATGCGCCTCGACAGCGCAGGCAATCTAGGTCTTGGTGTTACACCGAGTGCTTGGAATACAGCAGGTGGTGCGGCCTTTCAGGTTAAAAATGCTTCTTTAATTTCATACGCAAATGTAGACTTAGAGTTATCTCATAATTCTTTTTATGATGGCACTAACTATAAGTACATAGCAAATGGATTTGCTACACAATATACCCAATACGTTGGTACTCATTATTGGAGCACAGCCGCATCAGGCACAGCAGGAAACGCTATCACCTTTACTCAGGCGATGACTCTAGATGCCAACGGAAATCTTTGTGTTGGCTCAACTAGCGTGACCAATGTTTCTGGCTACAAAACTATTAGTTTGCAAGGCAGTACACAGGGCGGTATTTTTGAAAGTACAACTGGAAGTTACAGTACTA